CTTTTCACTCTCGCTACTCCTGTTCTTGCTGGTTTGGGGACACCTACAAAACAATTCAGTTCTTGCGTTCTTATTAGATCCGATGATAATCTGGACAGTATCTTCGCCTCCGGGGAGATGATGGCCAAGTATGCCAGCAAACGTGCAGGCATTGGGTTGGAGATTGGTAGGCTTCGTCCCCTGGGATCGCCCATACGTGGCGGAGAAATCATGCACACTGGTATGATTCCTTTTTTAAAGAAGTGGTTTGGTGATCTACGTAGTTGTAGTCAAGGCGGTATCCGCAATGCAAGTGCAACGGTATTTTATCCTATCTGGCATCATCAGTTTGATGATCTTATTGTGCTTAAAAACAATCAAGGCACTGAAGAAACTCGAGTCCGACACATGGATTACGGAGTTGTGCTCTCGGCCTTCTTCTGGAGAAGATTCAAAAATCGAGAAAACATAACATTCTTTGATCCCAACGAAGTTCCTGACTTGTATGAAGCGTTTTATCGCGACACTGCGGCATTTGAAAAACTCTATGTTGAATACGAAAAACGCACAGATCTAAGAACCAAAACAATGAGTGCCGAAGAAGCATTCAAGTCAGGCATACTCAAAGAGCGCACAGACACCGGTCGCATCTATCTTGTGTTTATTGACAACGTCATGAGCCAAGGACCATTTGATCCTGAGTACCATACCATTTACCAGAGTAACCTTTGCTGCGAAATATTGTTGCCAACCAAGAGCTTTAAAAGACTTGATGATGAAGAGGGTCGCATTGCATTGTGTACACTGGGATCAATCAACTGGGGTGCGTTCCGTAATCCTGAAGACATGCGTCGTGCCTGTCGTATTCTGCAGCGTAGCCTATGCAACATTTTAGACTATCAAGATTTCCTAAGTATTCAAAGTAAATTATCTAATGATGAAATCCAACCCTTGGGCATTGGTGTAACTAATCTTGCTTACTGGCATGCCAAGCGTGGCCTACAGTATGGCAATGACGATGCATTGAAAGAAGTCAAAACATGGATTGAACATCAGGCATTTTATCTCACCGAAGCCACAGTCGAACTAGCACGTGAGCGTGGCGCCTGTGTTGACAGTGCCAAGACACGTTATGGTCAAGGTGTGTTTCCCTGGGAACTACGTGCCAAGGGTGCTAATGAATTAACTGACTTTGCACCAGAACTAGATTGGGAACCATTGCGTGCCGATATGAAACAACATGGAGTACGCAATGCAACACTCATGGCAATTGCTCCTGTTGAAAGCTCAAGTGTTGTGATCAATAGTACCAATGGCATTGAGCTTCCAATGAGTCTAATCACAGTGAAAGAAAGCAAAGCCGGTTCACTGACACAGGTAGTACCTGAGTACCACAGACTTAAAAACAAATATCAACTAATGTGGGATCAAACTGACTGTGATGGATATCTCAAGACTGCTGCGGTGTTGCAGGTGTACGTGGATCAAAGCATTTCAACAAATACATTTTATAATCCTGCGCACTTTGCAAATCGCAAAGTGCCCACAACAGTGATTGCTCGTAACCTCATGCAAGCTCATCACTGGGGATTGAAAACATTCTATTACAGTCTAGTCAACAAGCATGGATCAAAGAGTCAAGACTCCGACGACGACGCTCAATTGCAAGCAGCACTAGACGAGTTGGCCATTGCGGCCTGGGATGATGAGGAATCATGTGAGGCCTGTAAACTATGAGTAAAGCGCAATATAATCTAACAACCAAGACAGATTACCTACAACGTAAAATGTTTTTGGATCCAGCAGGTCCAGTCACCGTTCAACGGTTTGAAGAAGTCAAGTACAACAAGATAGTGAAGTTTGAACAAGAAGCACGAGGATTCTTTTGGGTACCCGAAGAAGTTAACTTGACCAAAGATGCATCGGACTTTAAAGATTCATCTGACACCGTGCGTCATATCTTTACCAGTAACTTGCTACGTCAAACAGCCTTGGATAGTTTGCAAGGCCGCGGCCCCAGTCAAATCTTTACACCTGTGGTAAGTCTGCCAGAACTAGAAGCCCTGGTGTACAACTGGACATTCTTTGAAACCAACATTCATTCACGCAGCTACTCGCACATCATTCGCAACATTTACAACGTACCCAAGGAAGTGTTCAACACAATCCATGACACCAAAGAGATTGTTGACATGGCATCAAATGTTGGGTACTTCTATGACCGCTTGCACTTGTTAAACTGTCGCAAGGAAACAGGCGAGAAGATTGACGAAGGCGAACATATACGTGCTATCTGGCTAGCACTCAACGCCAGTTATGCATTAGAAGCATTTCGTTTTATGGTGAGCTTTGCTACTAGTTTGGCCATGGTTGAAAACAAAATCTTCATGGGCAATGGCAACATCATCAGTCTTATATTGCAAGATGAAATCATGCACAGAGATTGGACTGCGTTCTTGATCAATCAAGTTGTGAAAGAAGATCCGCGTTTTGCCGAAGCTCGTGAGCAATGCTTAGCCGATGTCTATGACATGTACCTTGATGTCATACGTGAAGAAAAAGCCTGGGCCGAATACTTGTTCAGTCGTGGACCAGTGATTGGATTGAATGCCAACATTCTCAAAGACTTTGTAGACTACACTGCCAACAATGCTCTCAAAGAGATTGGCATCAAGTATGTGGAACCGCATCCACGTTCTACACCAATACCTTGGTTCAACAAACATGTTGACACCCACAAGAAACAAACTGCACTGCAGGAGAATGAATCAACTAACTATGTTATAGGCGTTATGAGCGATGAAATCAATTACGACGACCTACCAAACCTCTAGGAGAAGTTGATGTCAAAAGCAATTGTATGGAGTAAAAATCATTGTCCATTTTGTGATCAAGCCAAGGCACTGTTGACACAAAAGGGCATTGTATTTGAAGAAAAAAAGGTCGGGGAAGGTTATTCCCGAGAAGATTTATTAGAAGCAGTGCCCGCAGCACGTACAGTACCACAGATTTTTCTTGATGAAGAATACGTGGGTGGATTTACCGAACTCAAACAAAGGTTACAATGATACTTGAAAACGACAAAGTTTACACATTTAAAATCGCCAATGGTGATGAAATAATTGGCAAAGTTATTGCACAGACTGACACAGAAATTGTCCTACATCAGCCCTTGACTATTATTCCTGGCCCACAGGGAATACAATTGCTGCCCAGCTTGTTTACCACAGAACTCGCAGTGGACGTCACAATAAATAAAAATAACATTGTGATGATGGCTGAAACAAGAGAACAAGTGTGCGACAGCTATCTTGAATCAACCACTGGTATCAAGCCAATTCGCAAACAAATATTGGTGGGATGACACACCGCTTTGTTATAATGCGCAATGGGAGTCTTGAAACTTACACTGAGTTTGAAGCCATCCCCCAAGACTTTGAACATGTAATAGAATTTCGACCTGAGATTCCACCAGGCCCACACACAGATCAGCAGCACGAAGAAATAGATGGGTGGAATGATCAATTGCAAGAATTAATGAGGATAGAACATGCCCGCAGTAGCCAGAAAAGGTGATAGTAATGTACCACACTGTTCCGGACACAATGTCCAGTCGGCGTCTGGAGATGTATTTGTCAATGGCCGAGGTGCAGCTCGTCAAGGTGACAGTTGTACAACACATGTTAGGCCTCGCCCCAAAAAATGTAAACCACATTCGGCCACGATCAGTGGTGGATCAGGATCAGTGTTTGTGAACGGTCGTCCCATTGCCCGAGTTGGCGATGGCTATGGTGGGTGTACATCAATAGCTCAAGGTTCAGGAGATGTGTTCGCAGCATGACTACCCCGTTACAATTAATTTCCCTAGCCGGCATCAAACAAAATCAAGGTATTGCTGTCAGCCCTGCCTTGATCACGCAGTTGTCTAGTTGGAACGCTCTACCATGGGTAGCCAACATTCATACTGCAATCAACGTTGGTGGTACCCCGGCCAATGTGCCTTTTCCAGCTAACGTAGCACCTTTGGCCAATTCCACATTGAATGTGATGTACACTATTGCCAACACTACTTGCCCGGCCTTGTCAGACGCATTTCCCAATACCATCACGAACATCACAGTGGGTTATGTGACTCCAGGTGTGACCGGAGTAGTTGCCACTCAAGCCAACATAGTGATCAGTGCCAATGATCTCAGTCAGTTTTGTCAGGCCTTTAGTTCAGCAACTGGTTATGTGGTCCTAACCAATCAAGTGATCAACACCAGTCAAAACTCTGCCACATATCTTGGCCCTACATTTGATGGCATGGATAGTTTGACCACCGGAGATGTGTCAAACATGAGCCAAGCATTGCCAACGTTTGGTGCTGATCTAAAAAAGCTAGGCACGTTGATTAATTTGCAAAATCTTGGTGATCTAGGATCACCTGCTGCATTGTTGTATCAACTCTATAGTCAGGGTGGTGTGTTGCCTGGAGTCAATGCAGCTTTGTTGGCTGTGGGAATTCCACAAGAAGATTTAAATAAAATCACTGATCCCAATTATGACATGGCTGACAACTTGCAAAAGCTGGCATACCAGGCCATGCGTGGTGTTACTGGGGATACCCTGGAGCAAGTATTGGCCATTTTGGATGTCACCACTGGTGGTATTACCAGTATGGCCGACTTGTTGAATCCCATTAAGATATTCCCCAATAGTTTTGCCACATTGACCACAGCAACAACTGAAGGTGTAAGAGGCATTTACAAAGACACGTTGGGCACTGTCAACAGTAATCTTGAACGGCAGTTGCCGCAATACTTGATCAGAGAGTTGCCAGCATGATAACTTACGAACGTTTGAAAGTCATTATCCCTGCTGACCAGGCCCTGGCCAACAAAGCCTTGCAAGCCAGTTTTGAACAAGTCAAGGGCATCAGTGAAATACAAAGTCTGCAACAATTTGCCAACACAGTGGCAGCACTGGAGACCAATCAAGGCCTAACATTGATCAATAGTCAAACACAGGCAGTTCCAACTTCGGTGCAAAACTACATTGCCAACTCAGTGGCCACTGGCACTGGGCCCAACGGTACAGTGACCATCGGTGACGTCATGGGTGCAGCTTCAGGCTATAACATTACCAATCAACTGGCCAATGTGATCAGCAATGCAGCCAACATCAACACCACCACACTGAACACCACTTACAATAGAATGGTAAAAGCGTTGAATGGTGATTATACAGTACTCAGTGTAATTACAATACCTGCAGGTCCAGGGCAAGGAACTTACTCTAATATCAACGATGCAATTTTATCTTTGTGTTCGTCGGCCAATGCAACTATTAGTGGATTGGTCAGCACCTATCCCAGTCAAACAGCCAACATCAGCAACAACTGGAACACACTCAGCAATGCAATCAGTACACAAGTCACCAATTTTGAAGCTGCAGGCATTGACTACGGTAATTTAATACCCAATTGTTTTCCTGCAATAACAAGTTTTGTGGACAATTTACACGAGTGGGGTGTACAAACCGAATCCGGTGGCCCTGCTGAGTATCTACAGGCGGTGGCCAACACCACAGTTCAAGCCGGCCAGGCCATTGTGGGTGCCATGCGGGAAGGTCGTAACATTGCTGCGCTCAACAATGGTGGAGTTGGCTTCAACAGTGAAATACCTGCAACTCCTGCAACTCCCCCCAGCCCAGGGCAGATATCAGATCCCAATTATACCCCGGCGCAAGCACAGGCCAACGTCATAACAAGTTAACAAAAAAGCAACAAAACTCTGGGTTGACCAATTATCTGCCGTTTGCTATAATATGTGCATAGTGAACAACAAGGAGTCAAAAATGCAAACACGAGAATTAGAAACCCAAAGTGCAGGTTTTTATGCGTTTGCTGCTGCCCGCGATGCTAGAATGCGGGCCGCTGCCATGTGGAGCTTTTACACAGACGCCGAACGTGTTCGTGCAGAACGCATCAAGTTGGGGCTGGAGCTTTGCTATTCAGCTCGGGGAATCTACATCAACCCACGTAACAAATTCATAACAATCAAATTAGACCGTCCCACAGTGCGTGATCGCAAGAATCTTGCCTTGCTAGAGTCGGACTATGCAGCTCAAGGCATTGTTAAAACTGTAACAGCACAGGGTATCAGTTACAGAATTGCTAAGAAATAAATTGGTAGACCAAAAATGCCCGTTTTGCTATAATATTGGTATAGTAACTAATAAGGAGCACAAAATGTCAAAGCTAATCGCATTTACTGTTGAGCTGTACAAAGCAGACAAGCGTATTAAAAAGGACGAGCGTTATGGTCGTAACCGGGCGGGCTTGCGTTTTGTAGAAGTGGTAGATTTTGCACCCAGCACCCGAGACTATATCAGCACCGTTGAGGCCGACATGCGCAAGCGGGGTTTTGTTGTCAATGTGTTCGAAACTTTTGTTACACGTAAGAACATGATGTCGGGCTATGCGTATCAAGAACGCTATGACACACCTGACTTCTGCTCACCAAGTTCCGCATCTTTTTGGAGTATGTAATGTCTAAAAAACACTTTGAGTCTTTGGCCAAATACGTTCGTGCAATCATGGATCCACATGCCAGGCTTCAAGCAGCCTCTGCGGTGGCAAGTGCCTGTGCTGAATCCAATCCAAGATTTGATACACAACGATTCTTTGATGCCTGTGGTGTTTGATGAACGAGCGAATTCGACAACTAGCCGAACAAGCCAAAGCCAGTGTTCCTGCCGGTTTACTTGTAAACGAGTGGATAGACGAGTATAATCGAATATTCGCCGAGTTGATTGTGCAGGAATGTTACGATCATTGTAAAGATCAGTTAATGGATAAAAGTCTTGCTGAGGAAGCAGGATTGGATTACAACGATGGTGTAATGGATTGTGCTATAGGATTGAAACAACATTTTGGAGTTGAGGAATGAAACAGTTAGAATCGTACCATTTTTGGGCAGGTATATTCAATATCTGTAATGCTATTATACAACTCTTAATAGCAGCCGCTTGTATCAAGTATCTGTGGAGTTGAGGAATGAACGAACGAATTCGAGAACTTGCCAAACAGGCTGGCATTGCGATTCCCAAAGATTCGGAATACAACGGACACATTTACCGTAACGCTATTGAAAAGTTTGCTCAATTGATTGTTGACGAATGTGCCAGCTTGTATACCCATGATGATGTAATGGCTCCGGTGGGTCAGAGTGCGTATGGTGAAGCATATCAAGATGGTTGGATTGAAGGTACCAAAGCGTATAGAGAAACTATACTAGAACATTTTGGAGTTGAACTATGAACGAGAGAATTAGACAACTATACTATGAGTGTCAGGATGAGAGTCAAAGCACCGAGCAATGCTATCAAAAGTTCGCCGAGTTGATTGTGCAGGAGTGCATATCAAGTGTGGGTTCACAGGCAGACAAAGCATATCTAAAGAAGCACTTTGGTCTACCTGTGGAGAGTGATATTGTGTATCCAGCAGTAGAGGAGTCTTGGTCAGTCGAAACTCAATACAAACGCAAATATAATATTGCACCTGACCGAGACATGGGTGGTATATAACGTGGATTTTGTAAAAAGATTACTGTCCGTTGTATCCTCATTGCCAATAATACTGTTTGG